TGAGAGATTGCAATGGACAGAGGATAACTTGTTCACAATCACGCGTGTTGCGTTAGATCCTATAGATAATATAGGAGATTGGGAGACAGCTGAGGAACCTTGGCAGTTTTTAGCAGCATGTGATGAATATTACCATTGCTGTATTAAATGTGATAGACATGTCACTGGACTACCAGTAGCGACAGACGCTACATGTAGTGGTCTCCAGATCCTAGCTGGCTTAGCTAGAGATAAAAAGACAGCACAACTCGTCAATGTGGTGCCCTCTGAGAGGCCTCAGGACGCATATAAGGTTGTGGCAGAGGTATCTAAATGGAATATACCTGACAGACTAAGGGAAACCTGGGATAGGAAATGCGTTAAGCGCACTGTCATGACAATTCCATACAATGCCAAACCTTTTTCTAATCGGAGCTATATCAAGAATGCTCTATTAGAGAAGAATATAGAGATAGACAAGGACGAGTTAACTCAAACAGTTAAAGCTGTTAGAGAAGCTATGCACAATGTTGTGCCTGGTCCTATGTCTGTCATGAAATGGATAGAAGATGAAGTAGCTAAATGTATTACACGTGGTATGCATACAATCTCATGGGTTACACCATCAGGATTTATTGTCAATCAACGTATCATGAAGAAGCAAGTTGAACTTTTAAACCTCCAATTATTAGGTAGATGTAAGTTAAGTGTGTCTACAGATGACACAAAAGAAGTTGATAGAGCTAGGCACAAGGCTGCTACGGCACCTAACCTAATACATTCTCTTGATGCTAGTCTGTTACATCTAAGTGTTCAACGATTTGATGCACCTATCGCTTTGATACATGACTCAGTACTATGTAGAGCTACTGATATGTCTATACTATCTACTATAGTAAGAGAAACTTATATGGATCTCTTTGCTAAACAAGATTACTTAACCGACTTTGCCGCACAAATAATGGCAGAGTCTGAACCACCGATTATAGGAGACCTTGAACCGTCAACTGTAATTGATTCCACTTATTTTTTCTGTTAAATGTTTTACCCATCATTATTTGATTCATTCTTAGCACCTACTAGAGTTATTGTTGTCTCTGAAGAGAGGCTTCAAGCAGCTGAACGTAAGGCAAAACAAGAACAAATAGAAGCCGTTGAAGTACGTATCGTTGAACTGACGCAGTACCGAGATGAGTTAACAAAACAATACAAAGAACTAGTACCAGAAGATAAGGAACCACAATCACTAGAGGAGGCACTGACTGGTGGCTAGAGTTATTCATACAACTGACAAACCTGTAACATTGGAGGGATTCCAAGCTATACTAGAACCTAGTAAGTTTGGTTATTCTCTCTCGGCTATAGTTGATGTCTCAATCATTGACAAGCTAGAAACAGAGAGGGCAGATGTTCTTAAATGGGCAGAGTCTAAGCTCAAGAATCCTAAGCGATCAACCCTTAAGCCTGAGCCTTGGGAAGAGGTAGCTGATGGTAAATATAAAATCAAATTCTCTTGGAATGAAGAGAAGCGTCCCCCTGTAGTCGATACGGAAGGGACACCCGTAACTGATACCAAGACACCGCTTTATGCAGGATCTACTGTTAAACTTGGTTTTTATCAAAAACCGTATATTCTTAGAGATGGAGTTACCTATGGTAGTTCTCTTAAGTTGGTTGGCGTCCAAGTGGTTACAGTGAAAGGAGATGCTGGTATTGATACTGGTGACTTAGACGTTAACGAAGTTGCTGAACTCTTTGGTACTACATCAGGTTTTAAAACAGCTGACCCTAATGTAACACCATCCGCAACTACCAATGACGAAGAAGACTTCTGAAGAAGAGGCTCTCGCATGGGCTAAAGAAGCCTATAGAAAATTAAAAGAGAGTAAGACTTATAAATTCAAATCCAAGCTTGAACAGAAGGTAGCAACCCTTCTCGAAGAGCTTGGAGTATCTTATGAATATGAATCTAACAAGGTTCCTTATATCATTCAACACCATTATATCCCTGATTTTGTGTTACCAAATCATGTGTATCTCGAAACAAAGGGATACTGGGATCCCAAGGATCGAAGAAAGATTCTTGCAGTCATGCGAGACAATCCCAGCTTAGATCTACGAATGGTATTCCAGGCACCTTATAATACAATTAGTAAAAAAAGTAAGACAACATATGCCATGTGGTGTGAGAAGCATGCCATCCCATGGACGTCTTACCATAATATACCACTTGATTGGTTGATATGAACAACGAATTCGTAAGGCATGAGCCTTGCCCAGAATGTGGCTCATCAGATGCACTTAGTGTGTACTCTGATGGTCACACCTGGTGTTTCGTTTGTCATAATCGTACACCAGGCGATGATGATTTTGTTCACAATCACACAATGAATACTAATGTCCACCTCAAAGGATCAGCCGAACGGTTGCATAAGCGAGGGATATCAGAAAAAACAAATCAATTCTTTAGGATTTTCCGAGATGGAAACACTCTACGCTTCCCATATTTTACAAGCGATGGAGTTCTTAAAGGAATCAAAGTAAAAAACAAGCAAAAAGATTTCACTTATGAAGGAGTTTCCACTGACACTTTATTTGCTCAGCATTTGTTTCCTAGTAGTGGTAAACGTATTGTTATTACTGAAGGTGAATTAGATGCAGCATCGTGTTACGAAGCAATGCCCGGCTGGCCTATGGTCTCATTACCTCATGGTGCAGCGTCGGCCAAAAAGGATGTACAAAAACAGATCCCACTATTTCAGGGATACGAAGAGATTATACTCTTCTTTGATAGCGACGAGGCAGGCCGTCAGGCGACGGAGGAGACGGCAAGCATCTTACCACCTGGCAAGGTTGCGATTGCTCGACTTGAAGGCTATAAAGACGCATCAGACGCTTTACAAGATGGCAATGCTGAGGCAATTCGAAAAGCGATATGGGACGCTAAGCCTTTCAGACCGGATGGAATTATCGATGCAAAAACTCTTAGGAATCTGGTAACTACACCACAGAAATCATTCGACCATGAGTACCCCTTCAAAGGACTTAACGAGAAGCTACACGGGATCAGGTATGGAGAACTTACAACATTTACTGCTGGCTCTGGTTCAGGAAAAACCTCAATCGTCCGTCAACTTGCAGTTGACCTCCTCAAGAAGGGGGAATCGGTTGGGATCTTGGAACTTGAAGCAAGTAATCAAAGAACAGCACTTGGATTGATGTCCACAGCTGTTGGTGAGAACTTACATTTAGGAGAACATGACGAAAAAAAACTTGACTCCGTCTTTTCAGATACTATTGCCAATTGGAATCTTTACTGTTTTGATGGGTTTGGAAGTTATGATCCAGATATCATCTTCAACAGGATTGAATATCTTGCCACCGGATTTGAATGTAAAGTCATTATTCTAGATCACCTTAGTATATTATTGAGTGGATTAGATGGTGATGAGAGACGGATGATAGACAGAACAATGACCAGACTACGATCTCTAGTAGAACGTACAGGTATCGCATTATTTTTAGTATCACATTTAAGGAGAGCCAGTAATGATAAGCACGCCCACGAAGAAGGAGGTAGAGTTAGCTTGTCCGCGCTTAGAGGATCCCATAGCATCGCTCAAATTTCTGATTCGGTCATTGCCCTTGAGCGAGATCAACAAGCCGATGCTGAACGAGGCTTTACGACTGTGCGAGTCCTTAAAAATCGCTATTCAGGCGAAACTGGGGTCGCATGTACACTAGATTATGACTTAAACACTTGCAGATTTATCGAACATGAAGCTGAATCCACATTCAACCCAACCACAGATTTTTGAAGACGGAGGTTATGAACACCCATGGTATACATATTTAAATAAACCTAACCCACCTAGTAAAAAGGCAATTGAACGTGCCAAATTCGTCGACAAAACCTACCAATGGACCGGGGGTAGTAGTGTTCGACCTGGAGACAAACGGACTACTACATGATGCTACCAAGATTCACTGTGTGGCACTCCATTGGTGTGACCTTAATAAGACGGAGACATACAATGATGAGAGGTATGTCAAGAATCCAGGATCGTATATTAAAGAAGATTGCCCTATGCCGAGCAACTTTTCTATTACCACAGCTATCACTTGGCTCGAAGTTGCGGACTACATTGTTGGTCACAACATTATTGGGTTTGACATTCCTATTATTAAAAGGCTCCACCCTTGGTTTAATCCTAGCGGTATCATTGTGGATACTCTTTTACTTAGTAGGTTATATCATCCTAACTTACTCGATATAGATAAGGCGCGTAAATGGTCCCACATGCCATTACAGTTATACGGCAGACATTCACTTGAGGCTTATGGATATCGCTTAGGCGAATACAAAGGAAACTTTAGTAAGACTACTGATTGGAAGAATTGGTCTCAAGAGATGCAAGATTACTGTGCACAAGACGTTGCTGTTACCACCAAATTATGCAACCATTTCCACAAATACCTGACTGGGTCAAACTAGAACATCAGGTCGCTACAATACTCACTCAACAGGAGCTACATGGATGGTACTTTAATGAACAAGAAGCTAGAAGTCTCGAATCAACTCTCCGAAAAGAGTTGGAAGACACTACTTCGTTACTTCGGAGACAACACCCTTTCGTTGCAGGAACGGTGTTCACTCCTAAACGAAATAACAGGACACAAGGCTACATCGAAGGAGCACAATTTACTCGATTAAAGGAGCTTAACCCTACATCTAGGGACCATATAGCATGGATACTACAAACACATTATGGTTGGATTCCGTCATTAATGACATTGAAGTCCAACAAGCCGATCATCGACGAACCAGTACTGAAGGACATTGGAACGGATATCGCTCTCCATTTTCTTCGACTCCTGGAACTTACGAAGGCTTTAGGGATGATATCCGAAGGCGTGAACGCATGGCAGAAGCTT